AGAACCTGAACCTTATCAGGGTGATGCGTCAAAGCCCAACGAGTAAACCAACTCTTACCAGAATTTCCTACTTCGTCGACGATGAATTCAACTTGTCGCGGATGGTGCACGCCTCCATCCACCAATCCGGCAAGCCGTCCCTGCCAATCGGGACGGGGATTCTCCTCTCCAGTAAGGCTTGGAGGGGGGAGATTGGCGGCAGCGACTTCGAGACATGCGTGGCGGTAACGAGCGTAGAGGGAGGGATTATGGAGGATAATCTCGCGTTTGCTTGGGCAACGTCCGAGTCCAACAACAAACTCAATGTATCGGTCCCAGTCCGTGCGTCGTCCGGGGGCAGGTTCATGAATGATTCCGAATTCTTCAAAGGCTCCATCTTTCTTGCAGTAAGTGGAAGCGGCGGCAGGAGTCGAGGCGAGAGGTTCAAGATGACAGAGAATGCGAGCACAGATAAGGCGCTGGAGAACAGATCCACGGATTGTGCGCTTAAGCTGAATGAACCCTTGCAAATGAAGAGTGCCGGTAGTAGGAGCAACCTCATGTCCGAACACCAAGTACTGCACGCGAGTGGCAGCGCCAAACAATCGTAACGACGCGGCGTCTTCGGGAGTGTAGTTGTTCAATGTGAACACCCACGCGGAGCGTTGTTGAGCGAGAACTGACATCTGTTAGTTGCGTGTCAACCGAATTTGCATCCGACATGAATTGGAATTGTGAGAGGAGTGAGAGCGGAGGTGTCCTTTGTAATACTAGAGGACACCTTTTTTTGCTCCGCGCTGGATCTTTGTGCACCGGCGGCCGGCGTTCGGTCGTGCGCCATAAATTCAAAAATGTTATTTAGAACATGGTATATGCTAAGCGTTCTCGTAGTGTCAGCCGGCGTGGTAGCCGGGCGACCAAGAAACGTTACGTGCGTAGAACCGTCTCGTTCAAAAAGCGGCGGTATGCAAATGGCGGGAAAAAGCTCGGCACTATGAAGAAGCGTGTCAAGCTAATGGCTGATCCTATTCAGGGTGTACCGACCAAGACTGACCGTATGACATCTATTGGATCCAATCCTATCGATTCTCACCAAGTATATTACACTGATCTTACCGACATCAAATCGTTCGATGTGTCGGGTGGTATCGGAGTTGGTGGCATCAAAAACAATAGAAGACTTGGATGTGTTACCGACATCAGAGGATGGCGGATCACTTTAGACATAAGGAACAAACAGTCGTTGGTGCCTTGTTATTTCAATTATGCTGTTGTTCGCCAAAATGAGTATGGTGTTATCACCAACAGTGAATTCTTCCGTGATTACAATGACTCTAAAGACGTCACGTTCAACACGGCTTTAACTTGTCAAGCTTTGGCAAATCTGCCTTTAAATCCAGACAAGTTCCATATCCTTTTTCATAAAAGAGTATGGATCCCTAGGGCAACTAGTCCCGGAGCGACACAGTACTCAGCGGGGTCGTACATGGATTCAAACTTCCGAAAACTGAAGATGTATATCCCGTTCAAACATTCACATGTTTTCAATGATGATGGAGGAGACAATAGTCCAAGGCCTATCTTCTTAGTCGTGTGGTGTGCCGACCCAATGACAGTTGGTCTGACAGGAGTTCCAATCACGAATTTCTGTGATTACTCTGAAGAGGTGATCACCTTCTTCAAAGACAAACTCTAGGTGTGGGCCTGCGGCGCTAAATAAAACAGTGAATGGATCCTTTTGTGCAGGTAGCGGCTCGTCACTTGCTGTCGCTACGTTGCGGCCTTAGTTAAATGTTGCATGTTGAGCACATGGCGGCTAGCTACGCAGGCGCTACGCGCCCTCTCTTTGTTAACAAATAATTATTTTAAACTTTAAATCTGGCGAATGTTAGTCACTTTGAAACGGTCTGCCGACATCTGCGTTCGATCGGGTTCTTCGTTAGAGAATACAACAACTAGAGGGACGGTTGTCAAAATCTTCAATCCCGATTCGTATTTCGGACTGAAGACCAACTGATCCTTCAACATCTCCAGAACGGAATATTGCAGATACGTCATCTGAGTACGCGGAATATCAAATAGAAACACGGTTTTGTTGGAATCGATGCTGTAAGCCAAGTCGTCCCTTTTGCCAATACGAAGAACCTGAACCTTATCAGGGTGATGCGTCAAAGCCCAACGAGTAAACCAACTCTTACCAGAATTTCCTACTTCGTCGACGATGAATTCAACTTGTCGCGGATGGTGCACGCCTCCATCCA